CCGTAAACCGAGTAGTATATACTCTTTGAACACCAACACGCACACACACAAAACCAAAGTTCAATTTTATAAAAGGTGTATACTTAAACATCTATTAACAAAGAGTTAGATACTTTGCGATATGAGCAATGATGTTTACTAGAAGATTGAGTGGCTGTTATTATAACATGCTATTCTGTTAAGCTGTTGTTGCTTATACAGACTTCTATAGAGTTTGTTTGAACTGACTTCTTTAGAGTCTTATATAGGTTTTAATAAGAGGCACGAAGATAGTGTTTGAATATTAAATACTTTCACAGTTTTCATACAAAACACTCGTATAGGGTAAAATGTTAAAAGATAAGTTAAATATAGGGCTATATAGTTACAATAAAACTAGAGAAGTTCAACTTTATAGATTAATCATCACTACTAAACATATCTGTTTGGTAATTGATTTCTTCTTCAGTTTCGCTTCTTTTATCAAGGTCGTTTATACCACACATACCATTACAATCAAATAAAGGTTTAGGTTCTCTACCCTTCATCATAGATATATCTTTCATATCACTATAGTCTTTATGTGGCTTTAAGAATACTAATCCCCCTCCTTTGCTTTGGTCTTTCAACATTGTTATTGGTTTGCCTTTAGCATCAGTGAGTTCGTGTTCCATAGCTGCCATTGTATCAAACTTATCAGGAAAATCTCTCTGCATCTTTTGCCAATATCCTATACCACCTTGAACGCAACCTGTTTTAAAGCAATTATTATTCAGAAATCCTAATGAATACATATTAGGAACTTTTATTCCTTCATCTTGAACTATCTTAATACAATCTTTCTTATTTAAACCATACATCATTAAAGGAAATAGTGGGCGTGTTTGAGAATGATTTAACACCATACCCTTTGCTCTTTTGTATTCATCTAATTCAAATCCAAATATCTGATGTTTCCATTCATTTGTCTTTTCCCAAGTTTCTCTAACTTGCCTCTTTAACTCAGAACTACACACAGCTCCCTTTGCATTATTCAAAGCCTTGTATCTCCTCCATACATCCTGTATGCTATCGTGTTTAGCACTCTTAATCGTTTCTATATTTATACCATACCAAGCCTCACACTCTTTCATAAATCTATAAGTGTCATCATCTTCATTCATAGTATCAATAAAAATTATCCTTACATTTTCTTTACCATATAAATCTATTCCTATCTTACAGGCAACTGCACTTGTAATTCCACCTGACCACCATCCTATTATCTTATCATTCATAGCTGTATTGTTTTAGTTATTGTTCTTCTTATACTCATCCTTGTGATACTCTCTCCATCTAAGCATTGCAGGTAGTGCTTCTTTATGTGCTTTACTATATATCTCTCCTATATCTTCGTGAGAGAAAGACATAAGGAAAAATGTTAATCCTTGTAGTATGGCAGCAGCTTGTTGCTCATTATCCCATCCTCGTTCTTTTAGAGCCTTGTGTAGTTCAAATCCTGCATCTGCAAATATCTCATTTGCTAGTATATTTATTTTTTGTGTTACGTGCATAGTTGTATTGTTTTAGTTATTAGACTGCAAACATACACAAATAATCTTACAAAGTTCAATTTTATATCTTTATTGTGAATAAAGTTTGAAACAATGTTGTATATTGGCAAACTAAACGAATAATGATGTCAGAAGAAGAAAACAAAGTAGTGGGTAGTGAGGCGATGAAGAAGCGACCTAATAATATAGATGAACATTATAATAAAACTGCAAAGTCTTTACTACCTAAGAATAATGAAACAAGACAACTAGCTAAGATGACTAGGAAGTCTTTAGCTTATGCGCTAGAAGGACAGCCTGTAAAGATTAAGATGGCTTTAGATATACTCTTTGATGATGACCCTCGTGCATACATAGATGCAATAGCTAAACTAATGAACTATGCAATGCCTAAACTATCATCAACAGAGATTAAAAGAGATTCAGAAACTAAGATTGAGATTAACTTAACTGAAGGTGCAACACTTGAAGATATTAAGAAACAGATTAGAGGACTTGAAGAAGCAGAAGATATTGACTATACAGAATTAGATGACTAAAAAAGCATTACTGAAGTTTGCACTAGAAAAGAAACTATGTGAGATGAGTTTCTATGAGTTCTTTAAAGCAGCGTGGATAGTAGTAGAACCAGCAGTACCACTTTCTACTAATTGGCATCATAAGTATATATGCGACTTACTACAAGAGGAATGTGAGAGAGTAATAGCTCAGAAGCCTAAAACTAAAGATGTTATCATTAATGTGCCTTTTAGAAGTACAAAATCATTGATAGTAACTGTTATGTTTCCAGTATGGGCTTGGATAAAATCACCTAAACTAAGATTCATTACTTCTTCATATTCTGCAACACTATCTATTGAACTAGCAACTAAGAGTAGAGATATTATATTTAGTGATTGGTTTAAGAGAAGATGGGGAGATGTATTCCACATTAAGAAAGACCAAAACCTAAAAGAGAGATACGAGAACAATTTTGTTGGAATGAGAAGAGCAACATCAGTAGGTGGTACTGTTACTGGGCAAGGTGGGGACTTTCTAATAGTGGATGACCCCTTATCACCACAAATGGCAAGTTCTGCAACAGAAAGAGATAATGCTAACGAATGGTATAGGACTACATTCTATTCTAGGCTTAATCAGCCTGATATTGGAGTTAGGATAATAATTATGCAAAGAGTACACGAAGATGACTTAACAGGATTCTTATTAGGTAAAGAAACTAGATTAAAGTATAAACACATCTGTATTCCTGCTAAAAGTGGAGATGGTAATATTAAACCAACATATTTAGAGAAGCATTACAACAAAGATACAGGATTGTTTTGGGAAGATAGGTTTAGTCAGAGAACATTAGATGATTACAGAAGTGCATTAGGTAGTTATGGATATGCAGGACAACTACAACAAACACCTACACCCTTAGATAGTGGAATGATACATAAGGATTGGTTTAAGGTAGATAGATATAGAGTTGAAGATTCAGTGGTTAATTTCGTAATTGACCCTGCTTATACTGCTGACCAAAAGAATGACCCCTCTGCACTACTAGCATATACCTATAAAGATAACAAATGGCAAATAGTAGACTGTGTTAATGTGTATAAAGAATTTCCTGACCTAGTAAAATTCATTCAGCAATGGGTAGCAAAGAATGGATATACAAATAGGAGTAGAATATATGTAGAACCTAAAGCATCAGGTAAATCTATTGTTCAAACGCTAGTAAGAGAAACAGGACTTAATGTTAAAGAAGATAAACCACCAACTAAAGATAAGGTAGCAAGAGTGAGTGATGTAAGTGCATCTTTAGAGAGTGGTAGAGTTAGTATCTTAAATGGAGATTGGAATGATGAGTTTCTTGACCAACTAGCTAAGTTTCCTGCAGCTAAACACGATGATATGGTAGACTGCTTAGTTATGGCAGTAAACAAGGAGATTTGGAGTAATGGAAGTAAGATATTATATTTTTCATAATAATTTTCAGTTTGTTGGAAAACTGTGAAACTATTTCATAGTTAAATTACTATTTTTGCGTAGTTTTGAATAATTACTAAAAAATTATCAAAGAATTATGAAAAAGAAAGATATACTTTACTTAAACAAAGGACATCAAGTGGTTGTTGAGGGTCTTATGGAAGATGTTAAGCAAATAATGTATTACGCTACGGAATATGAGATTGCAGGTAAATATCAAGACTTCTTAAACATACTTGACTCTGTTTATTTGTATTCTAATAATTTTCACGAAACAACACTAAAGATTGAAGGTGATGATGGAGCAATGGCAGAATTTATCTTTTTAATACCAAATATGTTGTTCTACACTACTATTGGGTTTCTTACTGCACTGAAAACAAAAGAAAATAGTGATGATATGGTTTTGCATTTAGAGAAGATTGCTAATTTATGTGAGAACTCTACAGGAGAGTTAGCAGATGTTCTTATAGATGCTACTGATGAAAAGAGATTGCTAGAGCGTATATTAGAAAAAGAAACAACAAACAACTAAGATATGGTAGAGATTAAGATTGAAAACAACTCATACGAGATTCCAACAGAGTGGAAAGACATTACATTAAGGTATTGGTGTGGATTATACACTATTATCAGTCAATATACGAAAAGAGATGAGGAAGGCAATGTTATTGAGCCTGAACACTCAGAAGTAGAGTTACTTAAGATGAATAGAGATATATTTATGTATCTAACTGGACTCACTCAGAATGAGATGAACAGACTTGATGTAGATAGCGTTAATGACGCTGTAGGTACATTCTCTAGCCTTTTAGAGGAATATAAGCCTAAAGGGATAGAAAAGTTTGAATTAGATGGTGAAGAATACTTATTTCCAAAAGAATTTCTAAGAAGGAACACATTTGGAGATTATATTGAGTCTACTCACTTGGATAGTACAATAGAAATAATGAAACACGGCAGGTTTGATGTATTACCTGAGCAAATGGCAATACTTTGCAGGAGAGCAGATGAAGAATATGATGATGATGCAATACCAGCTAAGACTGAGAAGTTTAAAGAATTAAGTATGGATTTCGTTTGGGAGTTCAGTTTTTTTTTGACAATGCAAAGCGTAAAATTAACTCGGACTTTCCAAATGTTTTTGGGGAAAACAGACGAGGAGGTGGAGGAGGCAAAGGTAGAGTTTCTACAGTTGGACTCTACAACAAGTTCATAAAGCCTTATGGATGGCTTAACAGCCTTTATATGGTGGCAGAGAAGGGAATATTTAGAATAGAAGGTTATAATGACATTGATAGCGTGAAAGAAACAAATTTATATAAAGTATTAACTTACTTGAGCTACAATACTGCTAAGAACGACTATGAAATTGCTGTACAAGAAAAGATACATAATAAAAATAATATAACACCATAACAATGGCAATAACAAGACTAACAGATATAATAACTGTATTTGACAGCAAATGGACTTATGGAGATGTAAAGTTTGGATATGATGGTGAGGTTAATCAAGACCACGACACCCAATACCCATTAATGCTAGTAAATCCACCTGAATCAATAATGCCAGTAGTATATGATGGTAGAGAGGAATATTCATTTGAAATAAACTTCTATAATCTATACTCTCAAGCAGCACAATCAGTAGTAACGCTACAGAAGAGATGGGATAACTTACAAGACTTATCTAACGAATGGTTGGATATGGTACTTAAAAACTACCAAGATGTAACTGTAGAGGCTTATCTTAATGATGAGAGCATTGAGATTGAAAGAATTAAAGATACACAGAACGATAAGTTAGTCCAAATCAAGTTAATATTCACAATGAGTGCGTTCACTAAGTGTTTCAGACCTGTATCTAGCTACCCATCAGACTTTGCAGACTTAGTAGTATGGCTAAGAGCAGATAGTGGAGTAACCTTTGATATACCAACAAAAAGAGTTAGTGCTTGGTCAGATAGTTCAGGAACTAACAATAATATGGCTCAATCTACTGCAGCTAACCAACCATTAAGAGAAGGATATGGAGGTCAGAACGATAAGGCATACTTTAGCCTTGATGGAACTAATGATTTTATGTTGTCAGACAGTAACTCACCTATAACTAGAGAATTTACAATATTTGAGGTTAGTAAGATGAGTCAAGTAACTGGAAATGTTTTCGGATGGAGGAATGGTAGTGCATCTATTAGAATTGGAATTAATGATGATGGTAGTTTTTATACTAAAGTATCAGATGGTAATACAACACTATCTACAAATAGTTTAACTAACAACGTAGGAGAAAATCACATTGGAATATTAAAGAAAGAAGGTAAGGATATTAACTCTGAGTATTATGACTCAGCAAACACTATAACTAAAACTGATACTAGCGTAGATTTTGATAGTGCATTTTTATTTAATACTGCTCAATTCAGTATTGGCTCTTTTGGTGTTACTGAATATCTATCAGGACAAGTACAAGAAGTAATAGTATATAACAGAGCATTATCATCAACTGAAATTGCTGATGTTAGGGGTTACTTAAATTTAAAATATAAAATATATTAAAATATGGCAACAATAAATGGAACAGCAGACTGGGGAATAGTTCCTTTAGATTGGGATGGTTCTCAATTAAGTTATATGAGTCTGAATTATAGATTTAACTACTTGAAAAGTGCTAATGACCAACTAAGGTATGAAATTGTTACCAGTAAAGGAGGTGAGGGAGCTGAACCTGCTGTGGAAGGAGATGTAGTTAATGTAATATTTAAGGTAGAAACAAGTGTTACAGGTAACTATTGGACTACTATTGGAACGATTAAGAAGTCAAGAGATATTACTAATAAGAGGTACAATGGTGGTAACGCACCAGCAGGTCATAGATTTACTGTAGATGTAAGTCAATTAGTTGCAGACCAACTATCATATAGCTTGTGTCCAATCAATAAAGGTACTTGGCAAAGTAATTTCTATGGAGGTATGAATGGAGGGCTTACAATGCAAGATAATGTTATTAATAAGGATGGTATATCTGGAGGAAGTGCAATAAGTATCTTTAATGTTTCTGATAATGGAACATTTAGAAGGTTGAAAGTGAGTGCAACTTTTGAAATTATGGGTAGTGCTGCAAATAATGGAGCATTAGAGATAGCTACTGATGATGCATTAGTATCACAAACAATAACAGCAATAAACTCAGTAAATCAATTTGAAAGAGATAGTGTTTTTTATCGTAAATATAATGTAGATTTATCTACTGGTTATAACTTTCTTACAAGATGTCCAAATTGGAGTGGTGGTAGTGTAACTCAAGACTTTAAAAAACCTGTCAGAATAGATGAACAAGCAGAATGGTTGCAGTTTTATATTACAAAAGGGGATTCTACTGATATTTCTAGTGCTGGGGGTGGTTCGGACATAGTTGGTGCTATGGGTATTGAGATTAAGACATATATAGGAAATACGCTTGAAAATACATTTTATTTGGATGATTTTCAGCAGAATGTGCTTCAATCTATAGCTGGTGGGTTTGCTCAAGTGAATGCGCAACAAAATCAAATGTTTATTCAAAACATATCGCCATATTACATAAATAATACAGCAGCACTTAAAGCACTTCCAGCTAATCCACCTACAAGAAGTGCAACTGATATAGCAGGCAATTGGAATGCCTATACAGGTAATAAAATTACAAACAGCACAACTAGATATACAGCTAATCTTGTAAAGGTAGGTCTGTTCTCTCCTTATACTGTCTTGGAAGTTTCCTATTCTTACAATTACACGATAGATAGAGAGAGTGAGAATATACCTTATGGTTATGTTAGGTTTCATTGGTTAAATTCATTAGGTGCTATTGATAGTTATACTGCTAAAAGAGATGTAGTGGAAGGTTTAACAATAAGTAGAGATGTAATTGAGAGAAAAAGTGGTGATAGAACTTGGTATCAAGCTGATTCAAATTACTCTGATGCTTCATATGCTGACAATGCTTACATTTCAGACACAATGAGAGGTGGTGATATATATAAGGGTGGTAGAGAAGTTACAAATGTAAATGCAGATAGAGTGCAGAGTGTTTATACTGAGCCATTAAATAAATCTGTTGCTACTTGGCTAGAGGAAATTATGTTATCACCTAATGTTTGGATAGAGAAAGATACAGAAGCTACAAAGATGGGAAACACAAGAAATCCTTATTTAAGACCATCAACAAAAGAATACATACCAGTTATAATTACAAATAGTGATATTGAAACTGTTAATCAAGAAAATGGTTTAGTTAGATTTAATATTGAGTACACTTTAGCACATAAAGTACAAACACAAAGAAACTAATATATGTCAGTAAAAATTGAGATACTAGATTATAAACACGGCACAGGTGATAATATGGCTGATGTTAATGAAGGTATATTTGGTACAGGATGGACAGCAATATCATCTACAAATGCCGCTTGGGATGGTAGTGGTAATGGAATTACATATTTGAGTGATATATCATCACAATCTTTAGTGATAGGTAAAAGCTACAATCTTTCTTTTACGATAACTTCTTATACAGGTACAGGAGATATGGGATTTTCAGCATCTAGTGGAGTACCTGCATCAGCAAGGTCAGGCAGTAATGGTAATTTTTCTTTTAGTTTTGTCGCTACAAGTACAAGTTTTCCTGATTTATTTGGAAGAAGTACAAATGCTGGAAGTATAGGAAACATATCTATAAAAGATGCTAGTACAGTTGATTGGGAAAATAGTGTGGTTGGAGAGTTAGATGTTACTAACCATTCTGACTTTCCTTTTGCAATGACATTTCAGATTTCAGACTTCAAAGATATAACATCAACAAGTGGTGATTACAGTAAGACATTTAAAATACCTGCCACTAAGAATAATAATCAAATATTTAAAAACCTATATACTGCAAATATAGATGTTGATAATAAAGTTACTTCAAAAAAACAATGCAGAATACTTGTAAATAATCTTTACTCTCAAGTTGGATTAATACAAGTTAATAGTGTTAGTGGTTATGGGGAAAAACCATCTCACTATGATTGTGTATTTTTTGGAAATAATATAACTTGGTCTACAGGAATTGAAGATTTATATATAAGTGATATAGAGTGGGGAACTGAAGGTGATGGACTGACTTACACTAAAGATAGTATTGTGGCTACTTGGCAATATGAAGATTCTAATAATGCGTCTAACTCGCCTATAGTATATCCAATAGCATCTTATGGAGCTTATAATGAGGGAGGTGATGAAAGAACAATACAACTACTAGATACTAGGTATGGAGCAGGGCAGACAGGAGATTCTTCTCGTTTAGGTTATTATGGAACTAATTTAGCTGGAAATGATTTCGGAACACCACCACCTTCCGCAGATTGGCGACCTACAATATTCGTTAAACAAACCTTAGAGAAGATATTTTCTGGTCTTGGTGAGGGATTTAAGATAAGTTCATCCTTTATGAATACTGAAATGTTTAAGAAGTTAGTGTGGTCATTGCCTAATTTTAAATATAATAATCCATCAGAAAGATATAATATACATTCCACTGAAACAAGTTTCACTAATAATGTTGTTTTATCGGTAAATGCTAGTTCTGGTCTTCCTGCCATAGGAACTGAAGGTGGTGTTGTTAGAATATACAATGAATCTCTTGATGAAAATGATGGTGATTATTATTATAATGGAGATGGGAGGGTTGTTCTTGATATTGACGATATAGTTTCTGACCCATCTTCATATAATATATCGGTAGGATTAGACAATAAACCTAACATTGACTTTTCTAGTGATTATATTTTAGTTCCTGAGTATGGTTATTATAATATTAATTTAGGTGGACTAGAAACTAAAGTAGCTAGAGTCTATAAAGGTGGTGGTGATGATGCGGACGTTGATAAAATATGGAGCAGAGTAGCAGTAGAAGTTCAGACAGTAGGAGAGGGTTTTTGGTCGCCTATAGGAAGTTCAAGTAATGAAATGGTTATTAATCAAGATGTAGACTTTAATACTGATGCAAATACTCCTTACGAAGATATGAGTAGTATTCAAATAGAAAGACATTTTTTAAATAAAGGAGATAAAATACGAATCACTACAGGTCTAAAGATAACAGCACAAAATAACAGTCAGAATTTTCTTGTGTATATATTTGTTAAGTCAAAAGGTAGTTCTACGTTTAATTTAGAATTTTCCCCTCTTTATGTTGAGTATGGTCAGACTTATAACTTATCTGATGTAATTAATAAAGACTTAAAGCAGATAGATTTCATTAAAGGGATTGCTCACGCATTTAATCTTCAAATGACTACAAATGAAGCATCTAAAATAATATATATAGAGCCTTTTAATGATTTCTATAAACCACTGAAAGATGCTATAGATTGGACTTATAAGTTAGATAGAAGTAAGGAAATAAGCGATAAGTGGTTGAGTAGTGCTTTAAACAGAACTATGACTTTTAAGTACAAGAGTGATGACGCAGATGCTGTAGTAAAGTACAATGGGGAGAATCTTTTTGATGGTGTACAAGATGAATACCCATATAAAGAAACACTGCCTGATACATTTGATAGAGGCGAAACTACATTTGAAAATCCATTCTTTGCTGGTACTTATAACGCTAAAGATAACGCTACTACTGGCAACCCAAATGTTAATACTGCATTTTCTGCTTGTTTATGGACAGAAAATGTTAATTCTAATGCCGCAGGAAGACCACCTAAAGGATATGATTTTCTACCAAGATTATTATATTGGAATAAATACTCTCCTGCTGCAACACCAGCATTTAGCTTAACACCTAAAAGAGCAAGAGTACAAACTTGGAGTTCAGATATAGACCTGATAGCAGCAGATGCTAGTTTGATTGGCACTACTGCTCTTTCAGGTATATACCCACAAGCAACAATGATTAATAGAGATAGTAATACAAGTCCTGTTTTGTCTTACGGCAATGTTTTTGTAAATAATTATGATGACAGTACAGGGTTGTATGGAGCAGAAGAAACAGGAATTGGTTTGTATGAGAAATACTACAGAAACTCAATAGAGATGCTTAAATCTAATCCAAGAGTAAGAAGCGTATATGTTAATTTAAAAATTTCAGATATTATAAATTTAGATTTTACAAAATTAATTTATATAGATGGTGTTTATTGGAGAATAGGTAGAGTTTTAGATTATATGCCCAATAACAATACATCTACTAAGGTTGAGTTAGTTGAATGGCTTACATCACTTGTTTACCCTTATAATACACCAAGATTTAAAGGTAGACCTCGTAATTGGGGGTATGGCTCTGGCACTCCTTATGTAGTTCCTGGTTTTACTCACGATATATAGCAAAGAACTTAGACTATTAAAAATATAAAATATGAATAATCAAGAAATATCAAGTAGAGGAGTGGCACGGCAGAGTGGATTAGATATATTCTCAAGTATAATAAACTATACTGGTGAGTTTTTAGGTCTAGGGCAACCACTGCTAGCAAGTAATATAGATACTGCTGTAGATTATGCAACTACTAATGCTGACCCTCAATTAGATGCTGTATCTAGTAGCTACCCATCAACAAAAAATATATGGTATAAATATCATACTACAGCTGGAGGAGAAGGTGCATATACTAATATACAAGCACCATCTATAAGTGGTGAGTTTGCTCACTTTAAAGGTCATAAGTCTAGTGGAAAACCTAGTTTCTGTGGTATTTATCAGCAATTATCAGGATTAACTGTAGGTAAGACTTACGAGATAGATATTACAAATCCTTATCAGTTGATTGAAGGTACTATAACTGTAAAGACTTATAGAAAAGAAGGTGATACTGTTTTTGAATCTTCATCAAACTCATTCACTATGCCCTACATTAATGGTAATATGTCTACTCACTTCACGGCAACTACTGAAAATGATGTTATATTGATTGATTATACTACTGAATCAACAAGTGCAGTTGTACAGCATATTTATGCAATGAGAATATCAGAGTTACAGGAATACTTAGTCCCAACTTATGCTCAAGATGTTTTTGGTAATGACCACAAAATATTAAGAAGAAATTTAGGTAATACAATATCAGATGATTAAATTTAAAAACACAAGTAAAAAGTTAGGTAAGGTTACTAACTTGCTAGTTAAAGGACTTAAATCTCAATTAAGACTGCAAGAGTATTATGCTACAGGTAAACTAAGTAGAAGTTTTTCAGGTACTATAAGTAAAGCGAAAGACCTTGTATTAGATGTAACATCTAGCAAGCATTACTGGAGAGTAGTAAATGACCCTAGAGTTGCTTTTTCTGTAAATAAACAGAACATAATCAGATGGATGAATACAAAGGGGTTGGATAAGAAATTTGCACAAGCTGTTTATAGAAGATTAGAAAGAGGAATTTACGCAAATAGTAAGGCGAATGGTAAGGAGAATTATGTTTATTGGAAGCACGGAAATTCTTTACAGAGGTCAAACTTTGCAGGTATTACAGCAAAAGAAAACTCAGCAAAAGTAGCACAAGAATTAGCACCTGCTATAGGTGAAGATGTAGCAGATATGATAGCAGAACAAATTAAAAAAAATAATCCAACAATAAATGTTCAAAAAGCATTTTAATTAATTATATATAATGGCAACGAATACAGAAAAAATAGTAGTTCAGGTAGTAGTAAAAGGTGGAAAGCAGTTAGATAACTTAACAAAAAAGACAGGAACTGCTACTAAGAGTGCTGGTAGTCTTACGAAAAGTATGGTTAAGATGACTGGAGGTATTTTAGCTGCATCTACTGCATTTAGACAAATAAGTCAATTAGTAGGGAGTGCTATAAAAACCTTTAAAAACTATGAATTTCAAATGGCTAAAGTAAAAGCCATTACAGGTGCAAGTGAAAAAGATTTTAAAAAATTATCAAATACTGCACAACAATTAGGTCGTTCAACATTCTTTACTGCATCACAGGTTGCCGAATTACAAGTTGCTTTTGGTAAGTTAGGATTTTCAACAACAGAAATATTAGCAGCACAAGAAGCTACATTACAATTAGCTACTGCAACTCAATCAGACTTAGCTAGAGCAGCAATAGTAGCAGGTGCAGCAGTTAGAGGATTTGCTTTAGATGCTTCTGAAACTCAAAGAGTAGTAGATGTTATGGCTGTCGCATTTACAAGTTCTGCTTTAGATATAGAAAAATTCCAAACATCTATGACTAAGGTTGCTCCTATTGCAGCAGCAGCAGATATATCTTTAGAGGCTACTACAGCAGTTATGGGAACACTTACTGATGCAGGTATTGAGGCTTCTATTGCAGGTACATCTTTAAGAAATATATTTCTTAAAATGCAAGACCCAGCTTCTGATTTATCTAAACATTTAGGATTTACAGTAAATAGCAGTGAGGACTTAGAAAAAGCATTGACTCAATTAAATGATGAGGGATTATCAAATGCTGAGATGATGGAACTTGTAGATTTAAGGCAAGTAGCAGCGTTTCAGACTATGGTGAATGGTACTACTAGTATTTTAAGTTTGACTGATGCTTTAGAAGATGCTAATGGAGAGGCTCAGAAGATGGCTGATATAATGGCAGATACTTTAGAAGGTGATATTCTAAAGGCAAAATCTGCTTATGAAGGTTTTGAATTATCTGTATTGGGGGGTAACAGTAAAATATCAAGGTCATTAAGACTTGTAGTTCAGGAATTTACTTCCTTTTTTGGCATATTAACAGATAATATGAGGTCATCTGAACAGTTGGGTGCTGATTTCTTAACGCAATCATTGAAGAATGTTCAAGCATTAGAAAATGCAGGTAAGGCTGTTCAGAAAGTTCAAAAAGATAATAATATAACTTTAAAAACAAGAGCAGAACTTTTACAAGAAGAAATAGATAAGCAAAAAGGTGCTATAAGAGCAGGAGAAGCTTTTACGGATAGTATGAATGAACAATATGAAAATTTAAGTAGAATAGACAAAGACAGAACAGACATAAGGCTGAAAGACATAGAAAGAGAAAGACCTGCCAGAGAATTAGCAATAAAGGATTTAAAAGAAATATTAGACATAGAAGTAAAGGCAGAGAAAAATAAAAATGACCTATTAGAATTAGAAACTGACATACGACTTGAAAAAGAAAAAAGAGCTAAAAACAAAAAAGATGCACAAGATAAAACAGATGCAGAAAAAGTAGCAAAAGAAGCATTTAATAATGAGAAAACAAGAATAGATACAGAGGCTAGGGAGTTAAATAACATACAGAAGGAGCTTCTTATTAATGAACAAATAACTCAGGAAACTTATGATGTAATGGCTTTTGATGCTGAACAACAAAGACTTCAAGACCAACTTGACCTCTACATTAAATATGAAGAAGATACTTCAGTTATTAATGGTAAGATTCTTACTAACGAGTTAAAGATGATTGCCGATAAGGCTGCTGCTGATGCAAAGGCTGCTCAAGATAAGTTAGACCAAGATGCACAAGTAAAGAAAGATAGAGATGAGCAAATAGCAGGTGTTGCACAATTAGGCGACCAACTGATTAATCTTGCAGGTGAGGATAAAAAAATGCAAGGAATTAGAAAAGCAGGTATTCAAATATCTGCTGCAGCAGCTATTGCTAATAATTTATTAGCATTGTCTAATGCTGCTGTAGGAGTTACAGAGCAGTCAAAATTACTATTTCCTTATAATCTAATAGCAATGGCGAGTACATTCGCTACAGTTTTTTCGTTATTTGCTAATGTAAAAGCATTAAAAGATTCATTTGGTGATGGTGGTATAGTAGAAACTTTTGCTAATGGTGGTATGGTACAAGGCAAATCACACGCACAAGGAGGAGAGAAGTTTGCAGTAGGTGGTAGAGTAGTTGAATTAGAGGGTGGTGAGGCTGTTATAAACAAAAGAAGTACATCAATGTTTTCTAGCCAATTATCTGCAATGAACGCAGCAGGAGGAGGTGTTAAGTTTGCTGATGGAGGATTACTTAATCAACCTTCATTCTCACAACAACAATTCAATGCTTTAGGACAGAATCAAATGATGGGTGCAATGGGTAACTCAGGTAAAGTAACTGTAGTTGAAGCAGATATTACTAACAGTCAGAACACTGTAAGTGTGATACAATCTCAAGCAACAATTTAATAATTAAAAAAGTAAACAAATGTTTGTTGATAAGAAAACAAAATTAGAAAGATTAGATGTGTGTAAAAGTTGTAGTTTTTACAGAAACTTTTTACTGTTAAAGAAGCCTAAGATAAGTAGAGGCTCAAGATGTGCTAAATGCAAATGCTTCCTAGATGCAAAGACATCATTAACAAAAGAGTTTTTTGGTAAGTGTCCAGAAAATAAATGGTAAAACTTTACATATGAATTTCAAAGAAATCGCTGCTAATTACAGCAAGAACAAAAGAGGTATGATGACTGATGCAGTTATAACTAACAAAAATCATCAAAGAAACTTTCCTTCATACCACGCTACATCATTAAACTTAATGTTTTCTGAATGGCATTTATTATTTCCAGCTAACAAGCAAAGTATTAATTGCACTTCTTGTAGAGGAGCAGTTTGTAAGTTTTGGGAGATGATGGTAGATGAGTGGATTGAAATAGAGCAAACACCTAAAAAGAAAAATGTCCCTAAAAAAAATAAGACAAAATAAAGCAGATGTAGTCTTTGACTTCATTGAAATTGCTGGTAGTGAGTTAGAGAAGAGGTTTGGGGAAAGCCCAACTAGCAGGGATATTATAAGACATCTTGCAGAGAGAGGATTAATTGAGCCTAAGAGAATTAGGAACTATATGATTATTGCTGACTTTGACAGGATGCTAGTAGGTAATGAAGGTAGTAGAACTAACACTTGGATGGACTTATCTATTAAGTATGACATAAGTGAGAGTATGGCTCAAAACATAGTCTATAAGGAGAGAAAGAAGGCTACACCATCAAGTAACATCACATACTAAAAGTTTTGTAGGTAAATTGGGTAAGATTAAAATGACTTGCTTGTATTTTTGCTGCTATGAACGAAAAATGGTATAACATTCAAAACAAGGCAGGTGAAACTGCTGATATATATATCTTTGATGAAATAGGTACTTATGGAGTAACTGCACAAGACTTTATATCAGAAATCAAAGGACTAAAAGATATGCCAATCAACTTACGCATCAATTCGCTTGGAGGAGATGTGTTTGATGGAATGGCTATGTACAATGTAATCAAAAGAAGAGAAGCTAAGACTACAGTCTATATAGAGGGTATAGCAGCAAGTATAGCTACTATCATTGCTTTAGGTGCAGATGAGGTGATAATGGCAGAGAACTCTTTATTTATGATTCATAACGCTTGGGGAGGAACTTCAGGAGAGGCTAAGGATATGCGTAAGACTGCAGAAACTCTTGATAAGATTACAAGTGAATTAACAGACATTTATGTAAAGAAAACAGGATTATCGTATGATGCTCTTGCTGAGATGATGGATGAGGAGAGTTGGTTAAATGCTCAAGAGGCTTTTGACTTAGGATTCATTGATACTATCTCTGACTCTATTAAAGTGGCTGCTAAGTATGATGTATCTAAATTTAAGAACATCACGCAGGAAGAAATTAAGAATAAATTAAGTATTAATATAAATAACAAAAAAATGACTAACGAGTTAAAAGATTGGTTCAATAGCAAGGTTGAGGAAATTGTTACTGCCGTAAAAGGTGATGTAAAAGTTTCTGCAGATGTTGCTGAACAAACTGCGATAACTGTGAACTTAGGAGATAACGAAGAAATTACAAATAAGATTTCTGAATTTGAAGCTAAGAACATTGAATTATCAAACAAAATGTCTTTACTAGAAGAAGAATTGGTTTCTGCAAAAGGAAACAATGAAACTTTAACAGTAGAGGTTGAAGGTTTGAACGCAAAAATCAACAAGGCAGATGCTAAAGGTACAGAATTAGAAACTTCAAGCGACCCTGCAATAGTTGAAAACAAAGTAGTAGATGGCAATTCAGCATTTTATGATGCAATGGCTGCAAGAATTAGAAGTAAATTTAATAATTAAAAAATAAAATAAAATGGCAAATGTAGCAAATGACGCAATCACAGCAACTTATGGTGGCGCACAATTAAACGAAATCTTCTACGAACCAGTTTTTAGAAGTGATGATATAATGCGTAACTATAGAGTAATTCCTAATGTTAAGCACGTTATGAATGTATATACAGCAGCAGCTTTAACGAAAATCGTAGAGGTTTACTCAACTTGTTCAGCGACAAGTGGCGCTAACCAATTTGATATTTCTGATAAAGTAATTACTGCAGGTAGATGTAGAGTTGCTTTAGAGCAATGTACTGATGAGTTTTTCGGAACTTTCATTGAGGAGTCTTACAGAAGTGGAGCAGATGTAATGAATATTGAAGGTACTCAGTTAGCTGATGCAATCGTAAACAGAGCAGTAAAAGGTATCGCACAAGATGTAGTAAGATTAGCTTGGGGTGGTGATGTAGCTGGAGCAGTAGCAGGATATGCAGTATTTAATGGTTGGATGGAATTAATGAAAGCAGAAACTGTAATAGAAAGTGCAGCAGCAGCAACAGCAAATCCAACAGCAGCAGAAGCATTAACTATGATTACAGCAATTTATGATGGAGCGCCTGCAGCATTACAGCAAGTAGCACCAGCAGATAAGAAAATGTTTGTAACTCCTAAAGTATATAACGCTTACTTACAAAGTCTTGAAGGTACTGGTTCTGACTTAGCATTAGTTAATAGAGTAGATGCTTCACCTAGAGTTTCTTTTAGAGGTGTTGAATTAGTAGCAATGTATGAGTGGGACACTATCTTAGCTGATACTAATCCAGATTTATTCCAAAGTGCAGCAGGAGCTGACAATAATCAAGGAATGTGTTATACTGCGATTGAAAACTTAATAATTGGTTCTGATGTAACTGACCCAGAAGGTTCTTTCAAAGTATTTTATGATGATTTAGAAGAAAAAATGTTCTTCAGAGGTTACTTCAAGTTAGGTGTACAATACTTGTACTCTTCTCTTGTTCAATGGGGACTTTTAGTATAACAATAATGTAATGATAGAGGAGAGGGTGTAAAAATCTTCTCCTCTTAATTACTTTTAAATAATCAAAAAAAAATAAAATAAAATGGCAATAGATACAGGTATAGGGGTTGTTTGTGCAAACTTACAATCAACAGGTGGTATAAAGCAAATCCTTTTAAGAAGTTGGGCAACTGCTGATGTTATTACTTATGGTGAGGCTGCTGGTGAGTGGGATATTGATAATATTCAGTCAGGTGGTGATGCTGCTTGGTTTGTTTATGAGTTCAAAAACGAAACTCCTGCATTAACAATAAACGGAACGAAAGAAAATGGTTCTACTGCATTTGAATGTGGTTTATCATTTATGATTCCTCAACTAGAAAGTGCTACTTTTCACGCAATGCAAGAAACTCTTGACCAATGTATGATGGGTATAGCAATTGATACTAATGATAACGCTTGGGTTCTTGGTGTTAGTTCTAAGTATGCAAATGAGGATGTAGCTGCAAAAAGTCAGACTTTCTTAAATATGTCTACTATAGAGGGTGGTACAGGTGCTGCTTACTCTGATGAGAGTGGTATTACAGTTAATTTAATGGCTAGACAGTTTGAGTTACCGAGAAAGTATATTGGTACGATTACTGTTGATACTTCAGCATTAACTGCAATAACAGGAGCATAATAATTAAAGATATATTTCTAGGTTGAACTTGTTTCGTAAAAAGTTTATAACATTTTCCTATTAATATCTTTCTAATAATATGTGTGATTGTGGCAAAAATGTTGTAAATTTATCACACTTAAAGATATATACAATTATGGCAGAATATAAAGCAAAAAAAACATCTGGAAGGACTTATAAAGATGGTTTTGTTATTAAGTGGGCTACAGCAACTCAAGAGGAGTTAGCTTATGCTTACGAGGATTTAGGATTGACTAAATTAGTAGAAAAATTATCAACTATAAAAACTGAAGATGAGCCAAAAAAAGAAAGTAAGAGGAGCAGTAAAAACAAATCTTCAGACTCAAAAGAGTAATACTTTTGAATTTGGGGTTTTTAATTTATCAGTACCTGAGAATATAGAAGAAATACAAGACTTATCTAAGATAAGAACTAAGTTCGTACCATTTGGTGCTGACAACTTGTTTCCTCAATACTTAGCTAGATTAAAGCGACAGTCATCAACGCATAGAAGTGTACTAGCACAAAAGACAATCTTCACAAGTGGTGCTAAATTCGTTAGTAATAACGAGGAAATTTCAGAATACATAAAAGATGTAAATGCTGATGGAGAGTCATTAAGAATGATTTTTAAGAAGTTGGCAGATGATTATTATACATTTGGAAATGCTTACTTAGAAGGAGTTTTATATGATGGTGGAATGAATCTATACCATATAGATGCAACTACTGTTAGAATGTCTAAAAACAAGAAAGAAGTATATGTACACCCTGATTGGGCAAAGTACAATACTATGAAGGATAAATTAAGCATTATACCTCTTTACCCTGAAGTTAGAGGCAATAGGTTTGTATTTGAGTTTAATGATTACGAGCCTACATTCCAATTCTATGGTTTACCAGACTATATTGCTGCATTGGAGCATATTGCTGTTGATTATGAGATTGGTAAATGGAATCACACAAAATTTAAAAATGGCTTCCAACCTTCTGCTATCGTTGAGATTAGTGGAGATATGGGTGAAGAAGAAGCTAAGAAATTAGTAAACGAAGCACAAAAGAAATTTGTTGGAGCAGGAAATAATGGTAAAATATTATTTTTAGTTAAGAATGGAGATACTTCTCCTGCAAATGTTTCTATTATAAAAGATGACCAAGAGGGAAGTTGGATAGACTTACAAAGAATAACTGACCAGAACATTGTAACTGCTCACAGATGGCAACCATCATTAAGTGGGTTAGTATCAAGTGGTAAGATGAATAATACAGGTAGTGAAATTAGAATTGCTTACGATTTAGCAATGACTACTGTAATTAAAGATACTTCTGATTTACTTTTAGATGGTATTAAAACTATACTATACAAAGAGTTAGGCTTTTTACCTGAAGATTTATTAATTCACTATGAGCCACCAATTAGTTTTGCAACTCAAATTGACCCATCTAAAGTTCTTACAATCAATGAGCAAAGAAGATTATTAGATGAGGACTTACCAATGCTTGAGGAGGGAGATATGTTCTTGACTGATAGAGAGCAAATCATTGTAACTAGAGATGATGATGCAGATGGAGTTGGTGATGATAATGCTGGGGACTTGACAGTAACTGAAAAAACTAATACACAAGACTAATTACTATGGCAAACACAAATCAATATAAGACACTAGCAACGGCAGCAGAAGTTATAAGTAATAGTTTTACTAATGCTAATACTGACCCTGCTTTAATTTCAACTAACACTATATTGCTTTCTGAATTAGCACATTTAAAGTCTGCTATTGGTAAGAAGTTTTATGAGGAGTTAAAGACACAAAATAATGTAGGTGATTATCCTGCTGTAGGTGGTCTTACTCAAGCAAATCAAACTTTGATGGATGATTTCTTAATCAGAACTTTATGTTGGTTTGCTAGATTTGAGGTTATTAATGAGGTTCAGAGTAATAGTAGCAGTATGGGAATTGTCCATAATATTGATGAGTTCTCTACTATCATTGACCCTGCTGAGTTAAATGCTTATAAGCAAGAAACTTACAGGAAGTCTGAAATATACCTGAAGGATATGTTAGAGTTTTTGAATGACTCTGACAATAGTGCTGACTACCCTACATATACAGCTCACGCACCTTGCAATACAACTACTTATAAGAATCACGGAATAATAATGTATGATAGTATATATGATAGACCAAGAAGGAATTATGATAGTTGGAGGAATTATTGTCCAGAATGTTAAAAAATATATAAATTAATGGCTGCAAACGAACATAAGAACTTAACTGATATTAATAGGCATAATCCAAAAGGATTTGAAAATGCTACTAATGAAACTGTATTAAGTAAGAATATAGGTACTTCTGCTACTGGAACTGATGGTAATTTAGTTTGGCAAGGAAAGTCTTATATGGGTGTAACTAACTATAAGATGCAGGGATATGCAACTGGTGCTGCAAATTACTTTTATGGTGAGGATATAGCAGACACTAAATCTCCTTTTGAGATGGCAGTTGATTATGGAGCTAGTGCTGTTGCTTCAGGAAGTTTAATTCCTACAAATTTTTTTAGGATTGGTCAGGGTTGTATTATACCTGAAGTTTCTGAGGTTGTCAGTATTAGTGGATGGTTTACATCTAACAATGAAACTGTTATTACTATTGCTATATGTAAAATAACTCCTGTAGAAGATGCTTCAGCTAGTGTTGTTCCTGTTGTTATTGATGAAATAGCATTAGCAGGTAATGGTAGTAATGCAAAACTTGTAAGAGTAAATGAAACAACTATAACTACTTCATCATTATCAGCAGGAGATATTATATTTCCAATGATAAAAGAAACAGGAGCAACTGGTAGTACAATTTATATGAATCTATCTATTCAAACAACTACATTTTAATGACTACTAAAGAAGAATTAATATCAATGAAAAAAGACATTAACTCTATTAATGGAAAAATGAGTAATATAGAGGATAAATTAGATATGCTTACTGAAAAACTATTAAACCCAGACACAGGAGTAACTGCTAGAGTAAATAGGAATACAGCAATGAGGAAGGTATTAGTAAAAGCAATGTGGGTGATATACAGTATAACAATAGGTGCAATGATAACAGTATTTACAAGATAATAATAACAATTAAAAAATAAAAAAATGAGTACATTTGATACAGATAATACACTACTAATGATGCAATTAGGTAAAGGTGGAGGAACAGAGGTTTTTACTACTGTTGCACAAACAGGTAAAAATTGGTTTTGCGTACACTTTCCTGTAGAGTCAGTTATATCTTCTATAGCTGCTGATGGGGTTACAGGCGAAACTGCTCTTCAAACTACACTACCTGCTGGAAGCACCTTGTTTCTTAACATTACAGCAATTACACTTACTAGTGGTGTGGGAATTGGTTACAGAGATTTATAAATAAAATATGTTAAGTTTAAAACAAGGATTAAGTTTAAGTACGAAAAAGGCTTTAGGTGGATGGACTCCAACTGATGAAGGCACTTTAGAATCTTGGTATCAGAATCAAGTTGGAATTACTTTAAATGGTTCTGATGTAAGTCAATGGTCTGATAGTTCCTCTAATAGTAGGGATATGGTACAGGCAACTGCAACTGAGCAACCTGCTTATAGTGCAGGGGCTTTAACTTTTGATAGTGGTGATAAAACTAACTTACAGACTACGAGTCAGATTAGTGTAACTGATGATTTCACTTTAGGTATTAAAATGTTTCCTACAACCACTAATGGAACTTTTATTGCTGATAATACAACAGCAAATGAATTGTTTAAAATTTCATCTGCTAGTCAAATAACTATTAAAATAGATGGAAGTCAAATAGCTTTGGATTTAGATTCAGGTTCTTTCGGTGATGACTACATTGTTTTGACTAGAGTTTCAGATGTGTTTACTTTATACAGAAATGGAGTAGGACAAAGCACTACCCAAACTTTAGCAGGTACTATTGATATTGATGCAATAGGTATTAGAAAAACTGATGTGAATGGATTTGACGGAACAATAGAAGAAGTACAAATTTATAGCAGTTCTAACTCAACTCTAACAAGCAACATTAATAGTAGACTATCATCATTATAATATAATTATATAAAAAAATAAAATAAAATGGCAACAACAATAATACCTTCAAATTTAATAGTATCAATAACTGAGTCTTACTCTGTCAATGGAGTTAGTTATGGTAACACAATGACTCAAACATTTTTAAACAATAGTAAGGTATCTCAAAGAGTTATGAGTATTGCTGGTAAGACAGGAGAAGGAGCAGGTTGGACAGACATATTAGCATTATCAACAGTAGATGGTCAAGGTCAGGTGGTTAAATCAGCTTATCAATACTTTAGAATTACAAATTTAGACACTGCAAATACATTGAACCTTAGAGTTTATAATGGCTCTGACTATGTTGCACTTCAAGTTCCTCCTGCAAGTACGCAATTATTTATGGATGCAGGTATTGACTCTCCAGTAGATACAGGTACTGTAACTTTTGCAGATATTCAAGCGATAGCAGGTCAATCAAGCAGTACAACTGAAGCTATTGATATTGAGTTTATAATGGTTACCACTTAATATGAAGTTGAAGTATTTTAAAAGAAGTGAGTTTAACTGTAAGTGTGGTTGTAACACCAACATTATAGATGATGAGTTTTTATTAGCTATGGATAATGCTAGAAGAATATCAGGAGTTCCTTATAGGATAAATAGTGGTTATAGATGTGAAAAGCACCCTCTCTCAGTAAAGAGTCCAACATCATCTCATATTAAAGGAATAGCAGCAGATATTAGATTTATAGATGGTAAGAACTTAGCACTTATAATAAGTGGATTAGGTGGTGCAGGATTTGAAAGGTTTGGTATAGATTTTGAGAATAAGTTTATACACGCAGATTTAGATAAAGATAAAGTATCTCCAACTATTTGGGGTTACTAATTTAAAATTAACTTAAGTATATATTATGAATTTTATTACAGAAAATTGGTTAGAGTTATTAGTTGGATTAATGGCAGCAGCAAAGGTTGTTACAAACTTAACACCTTCAGATAAGGATAACAGAATATTCGGATGGCTAGACACTGTTATTGATGCTCTTGTTCCTAATTACCCAAAAAAGAAATAGTGTTTCAGAAATGGATAGGTTCTATGCTGATGAAGGGAGGCATAACACCAATAACAGAATTACTGAAAGCAGTAAAAGAGTTATTTACAGACACAAAAGGCAAGTGGAGCAGCAAGAGAACTATTAGTGGTGTGATAGTTTTAGCTGCAAGTCTATATATTGAGAAGAATGGTATTGATACTAATGCTTTAATATTGACAGGATTAGGAATACTTCCTTTATGTTTCTCAGTATTTGAAAAAAATAATAAGAATAATGACTGTAGTTGCACTAAATAAGTATCTTTGCATTAAGATTTAGACAGGGTTGTGCCTGTCTTTGTTTCATTGTTTATAGTTTTCAAGAGTGGGGTGTTCAAAAACATCTCACTTTTGTATTATATAAGCTTTTTTTTTCGTATCATTGCTATCTAATAACTAATACTTTAAGCAATGAAAGAATATGGTAAAAGATTAAGGTTGTCAGAAGAAGAGGTTGAGATGGTTTATGAGAATAGAGCCGAATCAACTACTAACACTAATGGCAATACAGCATTAGACATTAACTTAGCAGAGAGAGGCATTGATAAAAAAGATGTAGTATCTGTAAAGCATTGGCAGTCTGCTAGTGGAGAGTTTAGATTTAGTATTGTAACTAAAGAAGATATAACTGCTAATGAAACTGATATACTAAAGACAGTTAGTAGTTTTATAGAAAATCACTCACCTCACTACCCATCAATAAAAAGAAAGATTAAACTTAACAATCATCTGTTAGTAATTAATCCTGCAGATATTCATATTGGTAAATATGCTAATCATCTGGAAACTGGTGATGGTTACAATGTAGAGATTGCGTGTGAGAGGGTCTTAGAAGGGCTACAAGGGCTTATTGATAAATCTAAAGGCTTTGAGGTGGATAGGGTATTATTTTGCATAGGGAACGATATTCTGCATATAGATAATGTTTACAATACAACTACAGCAGGTACTAATCAAGATGTAGATGGTAAGTGGTGGGAGCATTTTGAAATTGCTCTAGCATTATATGTTAAGTGTGTTGAGATATTAAGAGAGATTGCACCTGTAGATGTTATTCATTCAATGTCTAATCACGATTATCAGAGTGGCTTTCATTTAGCACACGCATTAAAGAGTTGGTTTAGATTAGATGATGAAGTTACCTTTGATATATCAGTAGCACATAGAAAGTATTATAAGTATGGTAAGAATTTAATTGGATTAGAACACGGAGATGGTGCTAAGATGGCGAACTTACCTCTAACTATGGCACAAGAACGACCTCTATTATGGTCAGAAACAACTCATAGGTATTGGTATCTACATCATCTTCATCACAAAGTTAAACATAAGTGGTTAGATGCTAAGGATTTCATTGGTGTAACTGTTGAGTATATGCGTTCTCCTTCTGGAACTGATAGTTGGCACTCAAGAAAAGGATATGTTGGAGTTCCAAGAGCAGTTGAAGGTTTCTTGCACGAAAAAAACAGTGGTCAAGTGGCTCGTTTAGTACATTACTTCTAAAATAACACACAATATACATACATTTTATCTCTAGTAGATAAACATTTTTCTAAAAATTGTTAAAAAAGTTTGGTGGGCAATTCCAATTTTATATCTTTGCCTCAATTAATAACTAAAACAATAAACAAAATGGGAAAGATGAAAGAACAATTTATGAAAGAACGAGAACAAGAACAAAATCAGAATACTAATCAATTAAATAATAACAAAATGGCAAAAAAAACAATGCAGGAAAAACTACAAAAACAACCAGAGGTAGTTGTTGAAACAAGAACAGAGGCTTTAAGAAGGCTTTACAAAGAGAATGGCTTAACTGCTGAAGATGTGTTTAAAGACCCTAGAGGCTTTGTAATTATCACTAGAACAGGTATTGATAAGATTTCTGCTAAGAATGGAATTACTATTGGATATGAAGTGGTAACTATGGATGTAGATAAAGGTATCTGTGTTTTAAAAGCAGCAGGAACTATGAAGGTTGGTAATGATGTAAGAAATGTAATGAGTTTTGGTGAAGCATCTCCTGCTAACTTAAATGGTGGTGGTAAGAAATTTCCTGTATCAATGGCAGAGAAAAGAGCAATGAGTAGAGTAGTGTTGAAACTGACAGGATTCTATGAGCAAGGAGTATTTGGGCAGGATGAAATTGTAGATGAGCCTAAGTAATAGTGATATAGATGAACTTTTTGATGGAAAGCCTAGTGAGCTAACATACTCACAATGGCTGACCATTGAAGGGAACATTGACTTTACCTCACTAACAACAACAATGAAGTCTGATATTCTTAATAGGTTAAATGACTTATCAGAAGAAGAAGCAGAAGAAATAATAACTATACTATACAACAACAGATATGAAAAAGACACACAAAAACAATGGCTCAAAATGTTCAGAGATGGAGTATTTAGACATAGAGATTTTTAAGCACTTCCTAAAGGTTTACACATACATTGTATGGAATAAAAAAAGTATGTTAGGCTTTATTGTAGAGGATGATATTATGAAACTGTTGGATGAAAAGCAGATGATAGACTTCTATCACTTTGATAAAACAAACTTTAAGGTACTATCTAGTAAGGTTGATGAATACCTACATAGTAATGACTAAGAAATATTCACTACTAAAAATCAGACAGTCTAGGAA